TTAGAAGTAACAAGCTGGGTGACCCCAGAGCAGGCGGCGTTTATCGCCGCATGCGAGGCCGCAGACGCGGCCGAACGCGCGGCCGCTGTGGCCGCCACACAAGCCGCCTACCCAGGCGGCAAGCTGACCGACGCAACCGGCTGCCCCGTGGCAGTGCGGACGGCTTGCAACGAAGCCAGTATTTCGGCATGGGGTTCCGAATACAACACCACATCCGGCGGAGTAGTCCGCGCATGGTTTGAGCACGCGGACGGAAGCCCCGCAATCGGCGATGTGTTCGCCGACGGAGAAGGCGGCGAGTGGGTGCCCATAATTGCCGCGGGCCGCGTGCTCGGACTTGCGCAAACGGTGCGCACCGCTGGCGGATGGCTTCCCGCCAACGCCCGGCCGGCGCCGGAGCAAACCGAGGCCCAGGCCGAAAAGGCATGGGCTGAAATCGACGCTGCGAAAGAGCAGCAAGCCCTGCTGGCGCAGGTCGCGGCCCTCCCTGCTGACGTGCAGGATCGGCTTGCCTACGAGGTCGAGGCCTATACCGCCGACCGCTGGGCCAAAATCGACAGCGGCCGCCGCAAGGTTTACGCCGTGGACACACTGCGGGCCGCCGTTGAGCAGCACGCGGCAGAAAAGGCCGCAGCAAAACAGGCGGTGCGTAGCGCCAGCCCATTCGCGGCCCTGTCCGCTTTGAAGATGGCCGCGTGAGGCCAAGGAGCAAAAATGGTCAATCTGACCCCGCACCCAATCACCGTCATCGGCGCCGATGGCGCTGAGCACACCTTCCCGCCATCCGGGCAATTGGCCCGTGTGGCCACAATCGAGGCCGTTACCGGGGTTTGTGCCATCACCGGCGCCCCGGTCGTGACCCGCACGCTTGGCGACGTGCAGGGCTTGCCGGACGATGGCGCCCCCTGCATCGTGTCGGCGATGGTGTTGGCTGCGTGCCCCGGCCGCGCTGGCGTCTACGCCCCGGATACCGGGTCTACCGCAATCCGCGACGAACGCGGGCAGGTCAAAGCGGTAACCCGGTTAGTGGCAGCATGACCACCCGCCAAAGCCCGCCAAAAACAGCGAACAGCAGCGGGCAACCCATCAGGCGCAACGCCACGCACGCAAAGCGCTGGAGCAGTTCAGCGCGGCGCTTTTTTGACCGGCTTATGATTCGCACATGGCAAGACCACCAAAGCTGACACCAGGACAGCGCGACGAAATATCCAGGCGCCTCATGGCGGGTGAGGGGGTTAGAACGCTTGCGAGAGCGTTTGGCGTTGACCCATCTATGATCAGCCGCATGGGTGTTGTGCAACACTCGCAACAAGTGAAAAACGTTGCACAACAGTACGCGCAAGCGCAGGACGCGCTAGAGGCTTTGCCACCACTGCACAGACATGCGGCCGTCACTCTCGCCGAGAAGCTGCGCAGCATTAGCGCAAGCCTTGCAGACGCTGCTGACTCCGGCGCAAAGACTGCGGCGATGCTGCACAGGATCGCAAACAACCAGGTTTCGAGGATCGCTGTGAAGCTGGAAGAGGACCCAAGCGCCGACCCGATGGACAGCCAAAGCGAACTGCAAGCCGCTGCGGGACTGACAAGAATTGGCAACGATGCGGCCAAGCTTGGCATTGACCTCCTGAATGCGAATCGTGAGACGGTCAAGGCATCGCAGGCTGAGGACGAGACAGGCCACGTCATCGCCAAGATCGAGCGCACATTCATCAAACCGCAAGGGTTGCAGGGTTGACGGTCCTAAGCCTGCCAACCCCAGAGTGGGCCGCGCCGCTGTTCGTGCCGGCACGGTACAAGGGCGCATATGGTGGGCGAGGGTCTGGCAAAAGTCATCTATTCGGCGAGATGATGATTGAAGCCCATTTGATGGACCCGAACGAGGCGAGCGTTTGCGTCCGCGAGGTGCAAAAGTCGCTAGACCAGTCCGTTAAGCGGCTGCTGGAAAACAAGATAGAGGCGATGAACGCGGGGGCTTACTTTGAGGTGCAAGACTCGCGCATCAAATCGATCGGCGCCAATGGTCAAGGCAAGGGCCTTATCACATTCCAGGGCATGCAAAACCACACAGCGGATTCAATCAAATCGCTTGAGGGATACGCCCGCGCATGGGTGGAGGAGGCGCAGTCTCTAAGCCAGCGATCGCTTGATCTTCTCCGTCCTACGCTGCGACTGCCCGGGTCAGAGTTGTGGTTTACCTGGAACCCGAGCAAAGAAACCGACCCAGTAGATGCGCTTTTGAGAGGGGAGGTCCCACCGCCTGACTCGGTCATCCTGCCGGTGAACTGGGAGCAAAACCCATGGTTCCCTGATGTTCTGCGGGATGAAATGGAGTACGACAGGGCGAGAGACCCCGACAAATACGCGCACGTCTGGTTGGGCAAGTACCAGCAAAACAGCGAGGCCCGAGTTTTCCGCAGCTGGACGATTCAGGAATTCACCGCGCCACCTGAGGCCATTCACCGGTTGGGGGCTGATTGGGGGTTCGCTGTTGATCCGTCCGTTCTGGTCCGCTGCCACATCGTCGGGCGAAAGTTGTTCATTGATTACGAGGCGTATCAGGTCGGGTGCGAGATCACAGCACTGCCGGCGCTGTTCATGTCGGTTCCGGATTCGGAGAAGTGGCCCATCACCGCCGATTCAGCCAGGCCTGAGACAATCTCGCACATGCGGCAGCACGGATTCCCAAAGATTCATGCTGCCGTGAAAGGTGCGCGAAGCCTTGAGGAGGGCGTGGAGTGGCTCAAGAGCTTTGAAATCATCGTCCACCCGCGATGCAGACACACGATTGATGAGCTGACCCTTTACAGCTACAAAGTGGACAGCCTGACGTCAAAGGTTTTGCCGGTGCTGGAGGACAAGCAAAACCACGTTATCGATGCCCTTCGGTACGCATGCGAAGGTGCAAGGCGAGCCCAGGCCGCAGCAAAGAGCACGGGCCAACAACTGCAACCGGTGCAGATTGCCAACCATTGGGGCGCCCGGCGATAGAATGCGCCAATGGGCGCACGGTGCGCCATAGGTGCAGCACATGGCGCGAAAGAACCAGGCCCAGCGGTCGGATGAGTGGTTAGAAGAAAGCCGCGATGGATTCACGGCCGCATACGATGCGACGATAGGCGAGCGCCGGCAGTCTTTGCAGGATCGCCGATTCGCCTACATCGCGGGGGCGCAGTTCGAAGATGGGCTGGCTGAGCAGTTCGCCAACAAACCTAAATTTGAGCTGTCCTTCATCGGCCGGGCGCTGCAAAAGCTGATCGGCGACTATCGACAACAGCGCATCACTGTGGACTTCGTGCCGCGAGATGGCGGAAAAGCCGACGCGATGGCTGAAGCGTTGGATGGCATGTACCGTGCCGACGAAGGCGACAGCGACGGCCAGGAAGCCTACGATGTTGCGTTTTCCGAGGGTTCGGCGGGTGGAATGGGCGCATGGCGCTACACGGTCGAAAAAGACAATCCGGAAGACGACGAAGACGAGAAGCAGCGAATCACTGTGCAGGCGATTCACGACGCCGACAGGAATGTGTTTTTCGACGTTGGGTGCCGAAAGTACGACAAAAGTGATGCTGAGTGGGCATGGGTTCTTACCCCGATCCCGCGCAACGTCTACAAGCGGCGCTATGGTGACGACCCCGCAACGTGGCCCGAGTCGGTCAGCTCGAATGTGTTCGACTGGTTCACGCCAGACGACGTGGTGATTGTCGAAGCCTACCGGGTGCGCGAGGAAACCGACACTGTTGAGGTGTGGGAAAGCCCAACGGGCGAACAGGTCCAGCACGAAACCGAGGACTTGGACGAAGAACCAGGACCAGACGAAGCTATCCAAATCACCCAGCGCGAGCGAATCACAGCGCTCGGGTGGGTGTTCGTCAAGGCAAAAAAGCGCCGCTGCAAGTACGTCGAAAAGGCGATTCATTCAGGCGGCCGAATGCTTGAGGCACCGACCCGCATTGCCGGAAAGCACATCCCAATCGTTCCCTACTACGCCAACCGCGTGGTGGTCGAAGGCATTGAGCGTTGGTGGGGCGAAGTCCGCATGGCAAAGGATGCCCAGCGGCTGGCAAACATGCAGGTGAGCTTGCTTGCCGAAATCGCGGCAGACGGCCAGAAGCGGGTGCCGATCTTCCTGAATCAGCAAGTCGCCAGCTCTGCCGCCCGCGACTCGTGGCAAAACGGGCAAATCAGGCGCGACGCTTACCGCATCCTGGACGAGGTGCGCAACCCTGCCACCGGCAACCTAGATGCAGCCGGGCCCGTTGGGTATGACGAACCGCCCGTGGTGCCTCCCGCCCAGGCTGCGCTGCTGCAAATCTCTGACGGCATGTTGACCCGCCTACTCGGTGGCAACGGCGAGGCGAAAGAGGTCAAATCGAACGTCAGCGCCGAGGCGGTGCAACTGATCCAAACTGCGAACGAGGTATCAAACACCGTTCCGCTTGACAACCTGCGCAAATCCATGCGCCGCGCCGGTGAAATCTGGCTGAGCATGGCGCGGGAAGTCTACGTGGAGAAGGGCCGAAAGCTGAAGATCGTGGAGGCAGACGGGACGGCGTCAAATGTCGAGCTTGGCCGCATTGTCATGGCATCGAACGGCATTGCAGGCCCCGAGATAGACCTCTCTCACGCTGACTATCAAGTCATCACATCGACTGGCCCGCTGTCTACCACCGCCAAGAGCGCAACGGTCAAAGCCTTGACCGGCATGGCGCAAATGGCCAGCGACCCGGAAACGTCGAAGGTTCTGAGCGCCGCCGCTTTGTCGATGATGGATGGCGAAGGGCTTGACGGCGTGAAATCCTACTTCAGAAACTTCTTACTGCAAGTTGGAGCCGCAAAGCCGACCGACGAAGAAGCACAGAAGATGGAGCAAGCGAGGACCAACCAATCCCCAGACGCTCAAACTGCATATCTCATGGCCGAGGCTCAAAAGAGCATGGCAACGACAGTAAAGGCCAACGCAGAGACCGAGCGCACCAACGCCCAAACTCTGGAAATCCTTGCAGGGCTGGACCAGGCGCAGAAAGCCCAAGCGATGGAAGCCTTCAGGCTTTTGGTCGAAACCACCCGAGGCAATCAACAAATTCAACCAGCAGCGCAGCAGCAATAGGTTTTTGCTATCATTGGTCCATCCGCAGTAATGCGAGAACGGCCATCCGCCGGGCCTTCGCGGCGAGTTGAGAGCAGGACCACATGGACGCAGACACGGCAGACACCGAAGTGACCAACGAACCAGGCATTGAGCAGCCAGCCGACACGGCCCCGGCTGATTCAGCGACTGATGCCAGCCTTGAAAACCAGGAGGCTGAGATTGTTGTTACTTTGGCCGGCGAGGAGCCGGACGCCGAAGCAGAGCAGGAAAAGACCGCCCCGGCTTGGGTTAAGGAAGTTCGCAAGCGAAACCGAGAGCTTGAGCGCGAGCTTAAGCACATCAAAGCGCAGCAACAGCAAGCCACGGCGCCACAAGTGCCAAAGCTTGGGCCAAAACCCAAAATCGACGACTTCGACTACGACGCTGAACGGTTTTCAGACGCCCTGGAAAGCTGGCACGCCGAGAAATCGAAGGTTGAGAAAGCCGAGGCAGAGGCCAAGCAATCGGAGCAAGCAAAGGCCAGCGAATGGCAAGCTGTGCAAAACACCTACGCGGCCGAACGGGCCAAGGTGCCCGGCGCAGAAGAAGCTGAAGCCGTCATCAAAGCGACTTTCAGCGACTTGCAGCAGGCAATCATTTTGCAAGCTACCGATGGCAAAGCTGGGACCTTGATTGTTGCGCTGGCCAACTCACCCAAGCGACTGGA